TGTCCATGATTTCCAATATTTCAATCTGCCAAGGTTTGTCAGGTGTTATTAGTTTTAATGGTTTTGGTAATCCTTTGGACCATTCGCGTCCTGATCTGGTTTCAGTTTTAGAACAGTATTTGACTGCTTCTTCCCAGGATCCTTTTAGTTTTTCGTAATGACCTTTGCTTTTATTGTCCCATACAGTGCTTCTAATTTCTTTGTCAAATTGGATACAGCCTTGTAAATGTGCAGTGCCATTTTCGCCGGTTTCTTCTTGAATTCGGTATTTTAAAGCATGTTTATCTAAATAGGTGATTAGTCCGCCTAAGTCATCTTTAGTGTGGTTATTCCAAGTGAAAAAATGTTGTTTTCGCTTTGGAACTTGAGTCAATGTTTTTTGGGTAGGGAGGGGGTTTTGAGTATTACCCCCCTCCCGCCTACTTCCGCCTAAATGCGCCTGGTCCGCCATTTTATATAAAGTAGGCGTGGATATTTTTTAAGTAGTTTCGTTAACTTCTTTAGGAGAAGTTTTACATTCACAGAAAAATCCACATAAACATTCTATTGATATATTAATTAATTTTAACAAGCGTAAAATTAATTTCTCAAACATATTATATAACAATGCCAAGAAAGTATTTAAAGAAGACGTTTTCTGCACCGAAGCGCAAGCGTGCGCCTCGTCGTAGACTAGGTGTTGGTGCTGCTGTTGCTTCTGTTCCTGCTATATATGAAGCTGTTAAGACTGGTTATGGTTTGTATGATAAGTTTTCTAAAGGAAAACGGCGTATTGCTAAGAGAGTGTTTCAGACTCGTGTAGAGGAAAGTGATAATATTACTACTGCACCCACAGTTACAATTGGAAAACAGCGTAAGATAAGTTTTCAGGAAAAGGTCGCAAGAACCGTCCGTCAGCCTTTTTTGTTTAAAAGAAATTATCAGTGGTCTGCTGAATGTGCTGCTGGTCGCAAAGCATTTTTTTCTATTGAGATAAATCCTATTAATAATACTGATTTATTACAAGATATTACAACTTATAAATCCGTATTATTTACTAACACTTCTAGTCCTGATGGGCAAGTGTCTGCTAATGGTTTAGCAGATGGTGCTCAATTTTATGTTGATCGCCTTGTTGAGAAATTGTCTATGGTTAATTCATCAAGTAATTCTATTACTGGTAAGATTCATTTGATTGCTTATAAGAGAGATTGTGCTGGTAATTACAGCACATCTGGTGCTATTCTTCAACCTATTAATATGGCCATGTATTATTCTACAAATAGTGTTGGTCTTCAGTTAGCAGGTGTTGGTGCTGAACAGACAGTTGGTAATGGTTGGTCGTTTGATGCTGCAACTGGTGGCAGTTCTTGGGCGTCTGGTTATCAGATGCCTGGTTCATCTTTTAATCCTACTGGCGTTTGTGCTAATGCTGACCCTGCTTTTAGTTTGTTTTCAACTCATATTAAGGAAAAGATGAATTTTTGGTTTAGAAATGTAAAGACAACAACTTTTAGTCTTAAACCTGGTCAGCAAATTAATTCTAATTATATTTTTAATGATCTGCCTGTTCTTCACAGAGAGTTACAGGAATATAGTCATGTTCCTGGAATTAGTTTTTCTATGGTTGTTGAATTTATCGGTGGTATAGTTGGAGATAACACTGCTGTTACTGGAAATGGTGTCATTTCTACGGGTTCTTGTCAATTGTCATGTATAAGAACTTCTCAACGAACTCTTGGTGTTAAGAATTACATAAGGTCTAATGTAGTTTTACAAACTGCTCCTCTCACTCAAATTCTTATTGGGTCTCAGGTTATTATTAATGCTGATACTGGTGTTGCTCTTTCTGGAACTGTTTTAGATGCTTAAAGAACATACGAAGTGAACCGGCGGTAGTTCCGGTTCACGAGATAAAGAAAAGATAATCCCTTACGGAGAATAAGGCATTATGTATGAAGAGCGAAGCGAGTAGCGCCGTAGGCGCACAGGCGCGTTTAACCGCGACTAAGGAAGGTGTGGAAACTTTCAGTTTCCACCCATACTATCAAGTTCATTGTGTAGTTTGTCTAAAAAATATTCGTCATTGATTTCTAAAACTTTTTCATCAATGTTTTTAACTTTCCATCTGTCGCTTGATAACCGCTCGTATTGTGGTGCTTGGTTCGCAAAAATTATTATGTGTGGTGAGTTGAACAATTTATATCCGCCTTCATATTTTGGACTGTAAATCATTCCATTTTTTATGCTTTCAATTGCTTTGTATGAAATGTTGTTTCCGTTGTCACGTGGAACATCAATTATCATAGTGTGTAGTCTATCTTCAGGCGCTTCAAATATTAAGTGCATGATGTCCGATTTTTTACCTTCTTCAAAAAATAAACAGTTCTTGTTTGCTACACAATATTTAGCAAATTGTGATTTACCTATTTTACCTGCGTGTGACCAATACCAATGGACTGTTCTGTCATCTGGGTCTGTGTCCATGATTTCCAATATTTCAATCTGCCAAGGTTTGTCAGGTGTTATTAGTTTTAATGGTTTTGGTAATCCTTTGGACCATTCGCGTCCTGATCTGGTTTCAGTTTTAGAACAGTATTT